ATTAACAGGACTATGACCCGCAAATACTAATTTAGAATTTGGATTTCCATGATCGAAACTAGCTGGTGGAAAAACCTTATTTTCTTCTTCTAAATCATAAGGGATATTTAAAAAAATAATAAAAGAAGCAAAACCTGTATGATTATGTAATGGATTAAACTCATACTTTTTTTGAAAATTTACCCAGCAACTTGATAAAGTAATAGGAGTAGCCACAGTGTTTGTATTAATAATTTTCCATTGCTCTCTAAAAGGTTGCTCATATAAATTTTTACTTAAAAAATTAAATATATCTTCTCCTACATTAGGTATTTGATACTCTTCTTTTATTAAACCAGCTAAATCTTTGTTATAGGTTATACCTTCTTTTCTTGCTTGTTCTGCAACAGCTTTTAAATGAGTGTAATGATCTTCTGGAAGTTCGGCTGTATTTATTCTTGCACTGTTAAAGAAAATTCTACTTTTTTCCCAATTTGTCATCTTTGTCCTTCGGGGGTACTTTTATTGTTTCTTTGTGATACTTAAAATTAGGTCTAGTAGTCATATACTTCATTGTTCCAGCGGGAAGTCTTTCTTGAATACCAGCAACTAATTTCATTAAGACATTTTGAAAATGTCTAATTACTTCTGCTGGAAAAAATAATTCTTTTTTCTCGTTAAGAATTTTTATTTCGTCATCAGTAAATTTAAATTTACCGTTTCCTTTTTCATCTTGTTCAATTATCATGTGTTGCTATCATTCTTAATGTGGTGGTCCAAGGATTCAAATCATAATCTTTTACACACCCCGTTGTTAATAAAATAAATACAATAACCATTATTTTTACAATAGCAATCATATTTAAAATAGTTTTTGACCTCTTTTTTGGCCATACATACTTCTTCCATCCATAGCATGTTGAGTATTAGGTCCATTTTTATCAACATAATGTAAAAAGGCTTGAGCATTCCAATCTCCTTGAAATTCATTTCTCCAATGCCATACTTCACATCCTAAATATACACCCGCATCTCCCGGCTCTAAAACTAAAGGATAACCATCCATGTAAATAGGCCATTGAGCACCGCAGGAACCTATATTTAAAGTAACACTTATTTCACAACTAGGTCTATCTCGATGTTTATAAAGTTCTGCTCCAAAAACATACATTCTCCAATAAGTATATGATTCTAAAAGTTCTTTACCTGTAACTTTTTCCATTAAAGGTTTTTTTAATAATTGAAGAGACTCAAGCATAGGATCTCCATAAAAATTACTTAAATGCATTCCTTCAATTTGTTTTTGATCTCTACCATAATCATCATAATTTCTGTGTCTTATTACACAATAATTTTTTAGTAATTCTATCTCATCTTTATTTAAAAAGTTTTTAATTATTTTATATTTAAAATCTTTACCGATCATATTGCCCAACTTACTAAAGTATATCTTGTGCCTGATGTAACTGGAATAACTTTATGTGGATACATAAAGTTAGAAGGCCATATAATAGTTCTTCCCGTTTTAGGTTTAATTATTTTAGAACTACTCATATCGGGTTTAAAAAATTCAAGTTCTCCGCCCATATAATTATCGTTTAAAAAAACAATAACACTTAAATTTCTTGGAATTCCTATAGCATGATCAACATGATCTACATAATGACCTCCCACAGCATATTTTAATATAGTGAATTCATAAAAACCTGTTAATGTGCAATGCTTATATTTTTGAAGAAAATTCTTTTTTATAAATTCATTGAGCTTGTATTTAAAAAAATTATGCCAATGAGCTTCGGTTAAACTTGGACCAGTGGGGTATAGACTATATGATTTAGTATCTCTAATCTGTTTTCTAAGAGCATTAGTAGCTTGATTAGGTAAGGAATCATCTCTTAAAACACGAGCATCTGCAAATTGAAATCTATTACAAAATCTTACTAATTTATTTAATTCTCTTGAGTCAAAAGCATCATCACATATCCATACAAAATCGTCTATCTGCATTTTTTCTTAGCCCAGTAGTCAGTTTTATAATTCCAAAGTAATCTGAAAGGATAAAACCATTGTTTATCCAAACGGTCACTTTTGTCTGCGTCTTTAATTGTCATTTTCCAATCATCTCTTTTAAATGGAATAATTTGAACGTAAGGAGTTCCTTTTTTTACAACAGTTTCTATTGAAGGATACTTATCTCCGTTCATGGTAAATGGAAAATTTATTAATTTATCCCATTTATCAGTATCCACAATACCTGGAATAATTGAAAATCTATCATCATGATTACTCATAGGGGGTACAAATAAGCATGAATACCCTGGTGGAGTTACTATGTACCAAGGATTTGTAAATTTATAAAAATGTTGACCCTTATTTTTATCAACTAAAGGGGACTCTCCTAATTGAGAAGTAGGATGAAAAGAAGCTGATCCCGTTGCACAATCTTGTAAATTCATCTCGAGTCTATTGTAACCATTAACATCTGGTACCACTACTCGAAAAAGTGTTTTTTCTTTTATCTCTTTTGTTTTTTCGTCTTGATATTTTTCTTTAACATTATGCCATATTTTATAATCTATAGGGACTCTTAATAAATACCCAAAAGTTAAGGTATCTAAAAAAGGCATACAACCTTTAATAGTTTTCCATTCTGTAGTATGTGTGAGTTTTTTATACCAGGGAGGAAGATTAAATTTAATGGGCTCTGGTTTATCTCCGCTAAATCTTATGTATTCTTTTTTACAAAAAAATTCTATGTTTTTCTCGAACATAGTTAAAGATATAACTTAAATTACTATAAAATTAAAGTATATTATGATGTTTTAATCTGAAGATTATGGAAGTATTCTACTCCATTATCAGCACAGTGTTTTTCCCAATTGATAGGATAAGTTAAAGAACCTTTATCTACACCTTTGCAATAATCTATATAAGTTTTAATTCTGCCTGCTATTTCTTTATCTCCATTACTTGTAGACCAAGTATCATAATCATGTTCAACCATTCCCCACCATCCATCAAGCTCAGCAGCATTTGTTGGAAGCCATGGCGCAGGAGGAGTTTGATCTTCGTCCGTTACAACAACATTATCTGCGGCAACATCTAATTTAATAGTTTTTAGATTTTGTCTAACTGCATTATAATCAGAATCAGAAATGTCTTTTTGAGTAAATTGATCATGATTAGAAAACTGATCAATCTCAGCTTGTGTGCTTGCAATTAATTGTGGTAATCCGTTGTTTTTATCAAATAAAGCAAATGCCATTATAAATCCTATGTGTAACTATTTTCAAATACTAACAGTTGTCCTTTTCCTCCATCAGTTCCGCTTGATGCACGGCCTCCGCCGCTTCCACCATTAGGGAAATTGACGTTTGTATCTCTCCAGACAAATTGAATAAATTTAGTATTAAAGTTTTGATATTGAGCTGGCGGTCCTGGTGAATCAGTTCCGTTTGGTCCAGTATAGCCAATAGTAGCACCTGGGGCATCTCCATCAACTCCAGGAACTTGTGGGGTACTCATGTTGTTAGGCATAGTGTTTCCACCTGTTCCACCGTTTACAATAAATAGTGTTGAAATAAAAGTATTTCCACCTGTTCCACCGTTTGCTGGGCCAGGGCCTCCTACTTGGAAAGGTTTAGAAAAAGGATGTGATTGACTTATTTCATAAATTCCAAAAGCACCATTTCCACCTGTTCCACCTGGGTGAGTATTAGAATTAGTAGATCCTCTTCCACCTGCTCCTCCGCCTGAAAAAGCGTATGCAAGAATTTTATTTGTTTCAGTTTGAACAGTGTAAGTACCAGTAAAAGGTCCTTCACCATTAAGTTGCATTTGCATATTTCCAGCAGCAATACTACCTGTAGATGCCGCAGTTAATCTTCCTTGAGCATCAACTGTTATAGATGCAAGTGTGTAAGATCCTGCCGTTACTGCAGTGTTTGAAAGTTTATCTGGTGTAACAGCATCGTCAGCTATCTTTGCAGTAGTAACATTTTTGTTTGAAATATTAGCAGTTAAAACTGCATTGTTTGAAATTTTAGCAGCAGTGATTGCATCATCAGCAATTTTAGCAGTAGTAACGTTTGCATTTGAAATTTTAGCAGTGGTTACAGCATTAGATGCTATTTGAGCAGCAGCTATAGTTCCACCAAGTGTATCTAAAGATACTTCATTTAAATTTGTTCCATCAGAATAAGCTGCGTAAATTTTTGCTGCATCTGGAGTAAATCCAGTTCCACTTGCAGTTTTAATTGTAAGATTACTTGGATTTGTTAAAGCTGTACAATCAAAAATATAAAATTTTTCAATACTATCTGGAATAGTACAAATTGTGCTTGCAGCAATTGAAGCTGTAGCAAATTTAACGACCATGTTTCGTGCATTGGATATAGCTCCTTGATCCATAGTCATAGCTAAAGTACCTCCACTTGAAAGAGTTACTTGCTCATAACCAGCAATAGCTTGCTGAATAAGTTTTAAATTGGTATTTGTATTATCACCCCATGTACCGGCATTTTCACCAGTAGCCATTAATTCTAATTTAAGATCACTCGAATATGTTGATGGCATAAATTTTTAATCTCCTAATTAATTCATTTTACCTTATCTAAGCTGCAAGATCAACCTCAGTCCAAACATTATTTACCCCTAAATTAACCTCGCTCCATGCAGTAATATTAGGGCTACCAGTAGAAGAAGTCAATACTATCCCTGTAGGTTCTACTAATGCATTACCTACTGTACCTTCTTCACCCATTGCCATAGTTAATGGCAACCCTGTTAAACCTACTACATTTTGAGGTATAGATCCTTGCGTTCCAAGAGACAATGTAAGAGCTTGTCCAGTGGCTGATTCATTAGTAGATTGATCTAATGAAGGAGTTCCTAATGTTAAGGATGCTGAATTTCCTGTAACAGGAACTTCAGTTATTAATCCTGCCTCACTATTTCCTACTGATGTTTGTAGTAAGCCAGCTGTAGTTACTGATTCATTAGTAGATTGTTCTAATGAGAATGAACCTTGACTTATATTTAGCAAGTTTTCACCAGCTTGAACCACACTTACATCAGAATCAATTTGAATACTGTATGTTCCAATTGCCGCAAAACTTAATAATCCTGCTGTTGTTACTGTTACATCTACATCAGTAGTTACAGATTCATTTCCTATTGAAGATGTTAAAGCTTGTCCTGAAGCTACAGCTGAATAACGGACACCCCATCCTCCATTACCCCATTCAGCTCTACCCCAACCTACATTTAATTCAGCATCTATGGTAACTGATCCAACTGATGAAGTCATGGCTTGACCGTCAGCCATTAGAGTACCAGAAATACCCCAAGCTTTAGTGCCCCATGATGGACGACCCCAACCAGTAGTAGTTCCGGCGTATTCTTCGTCGCCTATATATGTTTGTAAAAGTCCTGCTGTTGTTACAGGGGCATAAGTTATTGATAATTCGCCCCAAGCATTTTCATTCCAACTGTCACCACCCCAACCAACGCTAATTTCAGCGTCAATGGTAACATCTCCAGTTTCGGTAACTACTCCTGTGCCTTGGCCCCAAGCTCCATTATCCCAAAAACCTTGACCCCAAGTAGTAAGCGATCCAGGTGAACTAACACTTACTGTAATGTCTGCCACCTGAACCTCCTATTTAATTATGCAATTCTCAAAATAGCTGCAGATGTAGTGTAAGCTGGAAACTGAATTGTAAAAGTTCCAGAAGTTGCAGTTTTGTCTCCCCCAAAATCTAAAACAGCTACAGCATCAGTTGTGCTTGATCCTGATCCAGTAGTTGTGTTGTAAATTAAAGCTCCTCTTGCTGTAAGTGTAACTCCAGTAAAAGATAAATCAGCAAAATCAGTTATAGCTGTATTTGAAGCTAAAGATGTTCCTGCATTTACTAAAGCTTTTCCACCTGCACTATATCCTGAAGGTGAAGAGACTTCATTGCTCGCTGCATAGCCAGTTGTTGATTTTCCCAAAGTCGCATTAGATGTAAACATTGCTAATTTGAATGTATCACCACCTGGATTTGAGAAATTATGTTCGCCTTGTAATAGTTCTTTTTTAAAAGAATTACAAATTGCATTTGTTGTTATTGCCATAGTTTTCTCCTTTTTAATAAACTGTGTTTGGAGAAGGAGATGGAATTTTTATTCTTGGAACTCCATCGTCATACTCCCCACGTCTTCTTCTGCCCATTTGTTGTAGAGCAAAATTCTGTATCTCTTCATCATACTTGCTTTTATACAGGTTGTATAGATCCATGGGCCCTTTTAAAAATCTATAGCATTCCGTCAATACCCCATGTAATAACATAGAATCTTGGTAAGTTGAGATGAAGGTAGAATCCGTTGAAGTAAAATTAGGCGGATCTTTAATATAATTAATTTGTATTTCATCAGCCGATGTTGGAATTGGAGCAACAATAATATGAAAATCATCCCAATTTCCGTAATATTTAGGAGTTCCCGTATCTCCAGCACCATTATATTCTGATATAAAACTAGTTTCTCTTTTTTCTAAAAAATTTCTTGTGCCCCCTGAGCTTATATGTTCGATAGATCTTAATACTAAACAATCAGCAGGTAATGAAACTGCTCTATTACTGGCTGTAAAATTGGATGTAGAATACTTTCTTAAATCATCATAATCTACTTTACCTGCAATATCTAACTCTACGTTTCTTATAAATACAGCTATTTGACTATCAGTTAAAACATTACTTCCAACTTCTGTGTAGTCTCTTACTTGTGTTAAAAAATTTGAATATGTTATTGCCATTAATATCCTCCTACCGCTAATCTAGGTTTAACTAATAAACCACCTTTATATTTCTTTTGGACAGGCATGCCTTTTATTTTTGATTTCGATTTGGGATTAGTTCGTCCCGCCACTCTCGGATTTGTTGTCATAGTTCTTTCTATTTGTCTAGCTTTATATTCTCCTTCAAAAGCCTTACTACTATATCTTGGGCTACTCATTAATTTCATTTCATGTTTATAATGTCTAGCGCTTTTTTCAGCAGCCTTCTTTTTATAAACTGGATCATTTTCTTTTCTTTTTCTAGTTTGAAATCTTTGTTTTAGTTTTCTAAGATACTCTGCTTTATTTTTAATTCTTTCTATAAATTTTTCTGAGGCTTTTTTCCCACCTTCTAAAATTGCCTGTTTTGCTTTACCAGCATCTCTAGTTATTAATAATTTACCACCTTTTGTTGCGATTCTATAAATCATTATGTTATACTCACATTTACTTTTCCAACTAATGCATCAAGTTGTCTTCTTCTATTTTGTAAAGAAGGATTTTCTGGATACATACTGGAAACTGAAGTTGTTATTCCCCAAGATTCGGTTTTATAAGTTTGTGTTCTAAACGCAAAATCACCAGGTAAAGTTAAATTAGCTATTCCTATCATTGCGCCTCCTGAGCTACAAAGAACATTATCATTAGGTGCATAAGTTGGGTTTAAAGCAGACATTAATTTAGGTTGTTGAAACTTCTGCGATCTAGTATTTTGTAAAGCAATAGCATCTGCAACAACTCTACGTGTTCTAATTTGAGGTTGCTTAGGTTCAAACTCTGAAGTATGAACTAAAGCTCCATTCCATTCTTTAACCATTTCATCATAAGGAAAAACCATTCCTGATCTATCTGATACTGATTTTGAATATCTACCTCGTGCCCATTTTGACATATTAAATTCCTGTTGTTGGATAAAAAGATTGTGGTGTTATAAAAGTAGATGTTCTTTGACCATCTTCCTCTAATGCTCTTTTTAACTCATCCTCATAGATTAATTTATTTTGTTGAACTAATTGTGGTGCAACTTTCATTGACAAATAATAAGCTAGTCCCGCACACATACACGGTAAAAATCTATAAACTACATCTGCTTGATTAGTGTAAGCACCTGCATCTTCAATTCTTTTAATAACATAATATTTTACATAAGTATAAGTAGTCAAATTTGGAGCCTGGTATAAATAAATAACAGGAGTAGTTTGCCTTGAAACATAATATTGTGATGGTGTTCCAGTAGAATATTTATTAGGCAATGCTGCATAAGTAGATCGATCTATTTTAGTTAAAGCTACGTCTTGAGTAGATGATGAATTTGCCGCTGTAGAAGTAGTAGATATAAAAGCTTCTAACACATCACTAACGTCGCTATCTACGGTATAACTTGCTTGTCCTGATACTAATTGTTTTTCATCAAGTTCTACTTTCCAAAGATGAATTCCTCTATTACCCCAATCTGCAAATAATAAATTTAAACTCGTTCTAGCTGATTTTAATTCATATCCAGAACTAGTTGTTATATTACATCTTTGATATCCTTCTTGAATAATATCATCTATATTTAAATTAAAGGTTGTTGTTCCTGAAGTTGCCATTAAATAATATCCTTATAGTAAGTAGCGTGACCGCCTTTAGTAAATTTCATTATTCCACCTTGAGAATTCATTTTTGGTCTTTTCACTCTTTTGTGCATAACAGCAGTTGCTACATCTGTTAGTTTTTTACCATAGTCCGCCATGCCTCTTCTAGCCTTTCTAAACGCTCTTGTACTTTTTTTATCTTTATTTTTTACTGCTTGAGATTTAGCCCATGTTAGTATTCTTCCAAGTTCCATAGTTTTTGCTCTCTTTACATCTAAGTTTTCCAAAGTCTTCATAAATTTGTCGTCTTTTACACCCTCTCTAATTTTTTTCTTTTCTGCATCCTGCAGTCTAGCTCTTCCTATTTTATACTGTTTTTTAGTTTCATCCTTTATGTGTTTAGATTGTTTTTTCCAACCTTTTGATTTTATAAGGGCTTTTAGGGCTTGGCCCCCTGGTCCTCTTAATAAACCCCCAAGTAATTTTCCTTTAGGTTTTTTAAATTGTAATTCTTTAAATTTCTCTCTTGTTGTAGACTTTGCGTATTGAAAAGCCGATTCTTCGCTCATGTGAGTTCTCGCAGAAGAATATTGATCATCAAAATATTGATGACT